TGCAGCGCTTCCCAATCGCTCGGGTGATGATCACCGAGTTGAGTAGCGAGCAGATCATCGAGCATGCGGTGATGCGCAGAAATAGCGGTATCAAACCGGCTACCGTCAACCAGGATATCGTCTGGATCGGCATCATTCTGAAAACCGCGGCGGCCGCCTGGAAGATGCCGGTAAACCTCAATGATTTCGAGTCGGCGAAACTGTTATTGCGCAGCAAAGGGCTGATTGGCAAGGCAAGTGCCAGGGATCGACGACCCACCGACAGCGAGCTGGAACGCGTTCGCGCCTACTTCCAGCACTCCCAGCGCATTCGCCCGAGTGCGATTATACCAATGGAAGACATCATGGACTTTGCCATCGCCTCTTCAAGGCGGCAGGAGGAGATCACGCGACTAACGTGGTCGGATCTGGATGTGAAAGCCATGACCTGCTGGGTGCGCGATGCCAAGCATCCCCGGCAGAAATGGGGTAACCATAAGCGCTTCAAGCTGACCCACGAAGCGATGGCCATCATCCAGCGACAGCCCAGGGCGGCTGGGGAAGACAGGATCTTCCCCTATAACAGTAGATCGATTAGCACACGTTGGCGGGCGGCTACAGCCGCATGTGGTATTGAAGACCTGCGCTTTCATGATTTACGCCACGAAGCCACGTCGCGACTGTTCGAAGCGGGGTATGAGATTGTCGAAGTGCAGCAGTTCACGCTGCATGAAAGCTGGGAGGTGTTGAAGCGGTACACGCATCTTCGCCCGGAGAACTTGGCACTGCGCCAAGCCCCGGGCGGCTAGCGCCCTCACTCGTTAACCCGCTTCCATATCTCACGTGCCTCGGCTCGCCTTTCATCCAGGTACCTGGCCAGATCCACCGCACTGACCAGCCAAGGCGATTTTTGCGAGTCGCCGGCGCGGTAGACCGGCACCGGTAGGGCTTGGGCACCGGCACGCATACTGGCGGTGCGGGCACTGATACCGAAGTAGCGGGGCGCGACTTCCTCAAGGGGAATCTCGGCGCGACCGCCGAACTCGGCGAGTAGTCCAAAGTAGGTGTTCATGCTTGGTTCCTCTGCATTGCACGCCAGCGGCCGAAGCGGGCGCGAATACCTTTGAAAGTGGCGGCGGCGTAGGCGTTATGGTCGAGCTCGGCGCGGCTTGTGATGCCGCAGGCCTGGCAGAGCCAGTCCCGCGCGTCTTGTTCGTTATGGGTACCGTCGGGCAGTTGGCTTTCGGAGAGCCCGTGCTTATGTCGGCGGCGCCGGTCGAGATAGAGCCGAAACACGGGATCCTGGCAGAGCATGGCGGCAGCCCTGGCCAACTGTCCGCCTTTAACGGACGACATGCTTACCTCTCCTTTCTCGAAGGTTCTGACAACCGATGCAGGTGGTCGCCCAGGGCACGGCTTGACGGCGGGCCTGGGGGATTTCGTTCCCGCAATCTTCACAGTTGGGGTCGGTGGCCACCGGCAATGGCCGATGGCGAGTGGCTAGAGCGTTTTCGAGACGGCGCTCCATGATTTCGCTGGCGAGGTCTGCTGCATCAGCCATGGTTATTCCCTCCCGCCGGTTTCGATCAAGCGGAAGCGGCGCATCAGTTTTTCACCGTCATCCAGGTATTCGTGCAGCTCGCGGCGGCTGAAGGTGGCCCATTCAAGGGTGATGAATGCGGCCTGCTGCAGGTCACCATCGAGCGCACGCAGGCGGGTAGGATCAAGCGGCCACCTGGAGCCGTTGTAGATAGCCAACAGGATGCGCCGGCAGTGGTGGCTTTGGCCGCTGTCGCCGTTGGCGACTTCGACCAGGCGAAGTAGGGCGGTCGGTCCAAACCTCTGAATACGCGCCATGCACAGTTCGGAGTGAGCCGCGGCGGTTTGCATCGCCGCCAGCGCTTGTTGGTTGCGCTCTTTGAGTCTGGCCGAGAGGTTCGGCATGCTGCTTTGTTGTGTCATGACAGGCTCCTTGCGTGGTGTGGTTGTGGTGCTTTTTGCCGGCTGCTGGGGTGCGGTAGGCGGGCAAGTTCGATGCCGAGCTTGGCGGCGATGTGGTCCAGCCCGGCGTCGGTGAATTCGGTGCGGCCGTAGTGGGTCCAGCCGCAGATGGGGTGCCAGTAGGTACCGGTGGCAACGAGCATCAGGCTGATTCGTCCGCGATACGGACCGGCGGGCAGGTTGTCGGAGCCGAGCACGCCGGTTTCGCGCAGGCGGTGCGCCAGGGTGTTGCGGCCCAGATTGAGCAGGGCGGCGGCTTGGTCGAGGGTATAGGTGCGATAGCGCATTCTTCGCTCCTGGTCAGGCCTGGAAGATCCAGCACTTCACGCTCGTGCCGCCCAGGCGGATCTGGCTACGAACAGTGCGGTTGGCGTCGATGAACTTGCGGGTCTTACTGGTGCGCAGGTAGCGCTTGAGCTCACGCATTTCCGGCGTGCGCAGCTTGTAATCAGCGCAGCGGCGCTCGAAATCCTTGAGGTTGATGGCGATCTGCCCAGCACTTTTGCCGTAGTGGTTGAGTAGCGGTTCCTCGGAGAGGCCTTCCAGGTAGTCGTAGGCTTCCCAAAACTCCTGAACGAGCGGGTGATCGGCGTTGATTGCCTGTTGGCGTTCCCGGGCCATTTGCTGCACATGGCCGCTTGCCATGGTGATCACCTGGGCATCGAACAGGCCCAGCCCCTCGGGCCCCAAGCAGTCGAGTAGCGCCATGAGTTGGCCGTGGCACTTTGCGATGCGCAGCACCTTGATATCGGGGTCTTCCGCCAAACGGTCGGCGTAGGTACGGGCGTTCTTGGTGATGAGATCGAGCAGCTGGCTTTCGCGCTGGGCGACATCCAGGGCGAACTGGCTGACATGCTCGAGCTCGGTTTTCTCCAGCGCTTCGGCCAGTAGCTTGGTTTGCTGGCTCTGGCCTTCCCGGGTAAACATCAAATGGCAGATACGGGTCTGGATTGCCTCGCCGGCCTGTACGGCAGCGTTCTGGCTGATCACGATGCTGCCGCGAAACGGCGGTTCGTAGGTGTCGTTACCGCTGTTCTTTACGCCTCGGGCGCGAATCGAGCGGCCGTTAAAAGCGGTTTTCAGTTCGTCCCAATCGAACTGCTTCTGTTTGGTACCGCCTTCCTGCTCGCGATCGGACTCGATCAGCACCACCGGCAAGTTGCTCACCTGGGCGAAGTTGCGCGCCCGGGCCGGCATGGTGGCCTTGGATGGATCGAAGCCCTCGTAATCGCGGCGGCCAACCAGCTTCCACAGGAATTCGATCAGCGTGGACTTACCCGCACCGGCTTCACCGACAATTTCCAGAAAGGGGAAGCTGCCCATGTCGGCGCGGATCTGCTCGGCGAGCAAACTGCCCAGCCAGTAGGCGAGAGCGACAATGCCGCGCAAGCCGAAGGCACCATACAGCTGGCCAGTCCAGTCGGTGCGGTAGGCCTTGCGCTCGGGGTTGATGTATAGGGTGACGGATTGGCTCAGCGTTTTGAGTTGTTTGCGTGGGCCCAGCTCAAAGAAGTCTTCACTGTTGATTTGGTGCAGCTTGCCGCCGGCGACGGCCAGGTCGCCGAACACGTAGGCACCGTGTTCCTTGCTGTAGCCGATGAAGTCGATGGTCTCGACCGTTTTGATGTTGCCGATCTGGTCTTGCAGCAGGGTATCGAGCTGCTGGCTGGTCCCTGTCCAGACCGCACCAGGAGCCACGCCCAGCAGGCGCTTCTTGAACTCCGAGGCGCTGGCCAGCTGGCCACCGCTGAAGGTGTTCTTCACCGGTGCGCCGCCATTGGGAAACTCGACGCGGTAGTAGTACCAGCTCTCGTCGGTGACCCTGTTGGCCTGGTAGTAAAGCGCTGTGGGGTAGCAGGTGCAGATCCGCTTCACGCTGCCGGCCTGCTCAAGGGCAGCATCACGCAGGGCCGGGTCGAGCTGCATTTGGTCACCGCCGTCGTATCCTTCAGCGCGTACGGCACGATCGAAGGCATCCATGTCCAGCTTCCACCACCACAGCTGCCGCTTGTACTCGAACCAGCATTCGCGGCGTTCGCGGCGCTTATAAATGATCAGCGCCTTGGCCATGGCCGAAGGGGCCAACAGCAGGTCGCCGTGGTAGCGGTAGGTATCGCGATGCTGCTCGGTGAGCTCGCCACGCTGGTGGCAGTCGTTCCAGTCGCGTTTCCCGCCGCCGGGAATCTGAGCCGCCTTACACTCCCAGCCCGCAGCGCGGGCGCGCTTCACGTGCTTCTCGGTAGCGTTCTGCCCGGCGCGGTTGCCGTCCAGCGCCCAGACCAGGGCGGGACGGCTGGTCCCGGCCTTGTGTGCCGCATCGGCCAACTGCTCCAGGGCGGTATCGGGGTAGTTGGCGCAGCTCATCGCCGACACGGCCGCAATGCCATGGTGATAGAGCGCGATGGCATCGAAGATGCCCTCAACGATCCACACTTCACCGGCTTCGACCAGGTCATCCAGCGAGAGCACCGGCGGGCACCACCACTGGCCTTTGTAACGGCCAACGAAGTTTGCCTTCTGCTTGCCGAAGCGCTCGGGCTTGTCGAGCAGGCGCTCCCAGTAGGCGCCGCCGGGCAGGGCGAAACGCACGGTGGCCGTGCCCCCGATTTGCGGCTTCCAGTAGCTCTCCTGGGTGTACCAGCCCTGGATGCGCTCCAGCTCGAAGCCGCGGCCATCGCGCAGGTAACCATCGGCCACCGGCGTGGGGCTGGCCGGCTTTTCATGCGGCTTGGGGGCATACCGCTCGGACCACGACTCGAATAGCTCGGGGAACAGGCTTTTCACGTGGATCTGTTCGCCGCAATTATTCTCGCGGCCGCATTTCAGCATCCACGGCGCTTCGGCAGCGATGTACGCCTCGCGCTTGCCGCAGCCGGGGCAACGCACCTTTTGCAGGTACGGGCCCCGCTCCTGGGCTTCGTAATCGCGCATCAAACGCGCGAGGATGTCCTGGCGCAGCGATGGATTCACGCTGAGCCTCCTATGCCGTGACGTGGAAAAAGAGGGTTACTGCTCGAAAACGACGGGCCGTTGGCGCTCACGGTCAACGACGACAGCACGGCCTTCGGTGCGGGCCTGCTCGAGCACGCGGACCAGGTCGGCCACGGTAAACATCACCGTGCGGTTACCCTCG